ATGAAAATTGGATTGCACGATGCTGAAAAAGAGCATTTCAGAGGTAAGAAAAAATTCCCGAATTACGCGCTGATGAAACTGTCCGCTTATCACAAAGCGCGTGGCGATAGTGTCGAGTGGTGGGACTCTGAACAATCATTTGACCGGGTGTATAGCAGCAAAACCTTTAATTTCACCCCGGTTAATCCGTCCTTGCCTGCAGATGCGATCAGGGGAGGCACCGGATATATAGACATTCCATTGCGGCTGTGTCTCTCAGATGAGGTTGACGTCATGTATCCGGATTACACAATCTACCCGGAATGTGATTTTGCCATCGGCTATATAACAAGGGGCTGCCCGAATCATTGCCGCTGGTGTGATGTGCCCTTAAAGGAGGGGCAAATACGGCCTTATGCCGACTGGCGGAACATAATAAGGTCGGATACAAAAAAGCTCGTCCTTATGGATAATAACATTCTGGCGAGCGAGTACGGCATAAGGCAGCTTGCGGAGCTTGCAGGGACAGATTACAGGATAGATCTCAATCAAGGCATGGACGCCAGATTAGTAACACCAGATATTGCTGGCATTATATCAAGTTTAAAATGGATGCGGTTTATTCGTTTTTCCTGCGATACTTTGAGCCAGATTGATGCGATAGACAGTGCCGTGGAGATGCTTGGTAAGCGCGGCATCCGGCCCTACCGGATATTTGTATATCTGCTGGTTACGCAGAACCTGGCAGACGCGGCGTATCGGGTAGAGCGGCTTAAGCGGTATAGAGGTATTAACTTGTACGCCCAGCCAGAGCGTAACGGACGAATAGGTATATCACCCGGCAAAATGCAAATGGAATTTGCGCAGAGATACATATACAGTGGGTGTTATCGCAAGGAGACATGGGAAGAATACTGCCGGCGGAAAGAATTCATTGAGGAGGACAATAAAAAGCGTGACCGAAGCCACGCCGTAGAATTATCTTAATTTGGATAAGGGTAAGAGCCTACTTTTTCAGACTTGAACTTATGATATAGAATAATTCCAATGAATGCGATGGGAATAGTAATAATTATCTTTTTCATATCGACGTACCTCTTTTCGTTTGTTTTAGTATGTCTCCATCATACCGCGAAAAAGTAAAGGGAAACTTAGAAGTAACTTACGGCAATCTTAAAATATCGGCAAGAAATAATAAAGAAAGACAAGAACCTTGACAATTGAATGTTGATAGTTTTTTTGTTTCAGAATGGAGGTGGTACCAATAGATAAAAAAACGCTGGAAGATTATAAGCGACTCGGGGATCAGATTATGTCGCTGGAAGACCAGATTCAGAAGCTAGAGGCCCAAGCTGCTAAGTATGAGTTTGGGGCCGTAAAAGGGAGTAACCCGGATTTTCCGTACCAGCCTATGGCTTTTCATGTTTCGGGCTATAACATCCGCACGGATGAGGAAAAGCGGCAGCGGATTGAGAATCTAAAAATAAGGCTTGGAAAGAAGAAGGTAGTAGCAGAGGAGAAGCGACTCGTGGTACAGGAGTTTATTGCCGGTATAGAAGATCCCACAATTCAGTTAATCTTTACGTACCGCTACATCGACGGCATGAGCCAGGGGAAGATCGGCAGGAAGCTGCACCTTGACCGCAGCGGGATAAGTAAAAAAATTGACGGTTATTTGAAAGATTCACACAAATCACAAAAATCACAGGTATAATGAAAGATAGGTAAGTGTAGAGCTTGCCGAGTATCTTCCCCGAACATACAGAGCGCCTTGCAGATGCAGGGCGTTTTGTGTTGCAGGGGTGCCTCTTTTATTGATCGCCTAAAATAATACCCAAATACTATTTTAGGGGTGACGTACAAATGAACAGCTTTATAAGTTGGATTGGCGGCAAGAAGCTGCTGCGTAACAAAATCATGGAGCAATTCCCAGAGGCTGGCAGCTATGACCGGTACATAGAGGTATTCGGTGGCGCCGGGTGGGTATTGTTCTCAAAAGATCGTCAGGCGGATCTGGAGGTCTACAACGATATCAATGGGGATCTGGTTAATCTGTTTCGATGTGTCAAATATCATGCAGGGGAACTGCAACACGAGCTGGATGGTTTGTTGATGTCCAGGGAGATGTTCTTTGATGCCCGGGAACAGATCAAGATCCGAGGACTGACGGATATCCAGAGGGCGGCACGGTTTTACCAGCTGATTCATTGCAGCTTCGGGGCGGAGCGGCATTCATTCAGGTGCCATAGCAAGGACCTCCAGAAGGCTGTTGGCTATCTGGCAGAGGTGAGTGGCCGGCTAAAACGTGTGGTGGTCGAAAACCAGAGTTATGAGCGCCTGATCGCAGTGTATGACCGTCCGGGTGCTTTGTTTTATCTTGATCCGCCGTATTATGCAGCGGAGGATTATTACACCGGCTTTACCCGGGAGGATCACACGAAACTGGCAGAACTCCTACGAGGAATTAAAGGCAAGTTTGTACTGTCGTACAATGATTGCCCGGAAATCCGAGAGCATTATAGAGATTATACGCTGGTAGAGGTTGATCGGCAAAATAACCTGGTCACAAAGTCAGGCGGCCAGCGATATAGAGAGCTAATCATTAAAAATTTCTAATGCCTGTTTACAAACGCATGTTCGACATGTATAATGTAAACGGGTATTATTTTAGGGCAAGGGGTTCCTGCTTCGGTGGGGCTCCCTTGTTTTTACATATGAGGATTGCCGAATGGAAATCGATACTACAAGTAAAGAGACAAGAGCGGCGTTCTATAACTCAGGAGAGTGGAGGGCAAAGCGACAAGAGATACTAGGGCGTGACCATGAATGCCTGTGGTGCAAGACAGAAGGGCGAGTGACAACTGCCGATACATCTATTCTTGAGGTTGACCACATCAAGGAGCTGGCTGAGTATCCGGAACTTGCGCTTGACGATGATAACTTAAGGACACTCTGCAAGGATTGCCACAACAAGCGCCACAAACGAGCCAATTATAGAGCCAACAACCCAAAGCTGACAAAGTGGCCAGACGAAAGGTGGGATTAAGTTATGGATATTCAATTCAAGGTAAAGGACAGCGAAGTGCCGGAGGTATTTGTTGATGGAAAGAGCGTTGGCGTTGTCGCCCTGAGTTACGTGTACGTCACGAGGGCGGGTGCGGGGGCGGGAATGCGGATGTTAGTCGCCACCGTGTTGACAGGAGATGATGACGTGCAACATGTACTGTCCTACAACGAAGCGACGGGAGAGAAATTTTACCAATGACACCCCCGGGGTCAAACCCATCGGCAATTTATAATTTGGCGGGAACCGATGGATGGGGTCGATTAGACAGATTTTTTTCGCGCACACGGATTTTTAGGGGAAAGGAGGCGGAAGATGAGCAAGAGATCCATCAAGGAATCGTTGATTCAGCAACTGCGGAATAGGAACGCAACCGCAGATTTTTACCTTGATCTTGTTAATGACTATATGGCGTTGTGGGACATGAAGCAATCTTTGCACAAAGACATTAAAGCCCGGGGCATTACCTATAAGGACGTATCCAGCGTTGGTGTGGAAATGCATAAGAACAATCCATCCACCAAGGAATTTGTAATGGTGAACAAGCAAATGCTGTCCATTCTGAAAGATCTGAACCTTGAGGAACCGACCGCCGGAAAAGACGTGAAAGATGGGAGTGATCTTGTGTGATTGACAATAAGTATTTTAATGCCTACAAGCAAGCGATTAAAGACGAAAAATATCTGGCAAATAAGGAACAGTTACAGCTTGTGGAATACCTGGATAAAATGATACAGACACGCGATGATATCGACTTCGACGCCGACAGAATGATGAAGTATCTCAAGTTTTCGGAAAAGTATTTTTTCCCCCTCGCCCTATATCAGAAATTTCTATCGTCCTTCGTGTTCTACTACTGGAAAGATGGAAGTGGTGTTGTGTTTGATGAATTTCTAATCACACTTGCCCGCGGCGGCGGCAAAAACGGGTGGATGTCAACGCTGGGAGCATTTTTCATATCTCCACTGCATGGAGTGGAGGATTATGACGTGACGATAACGGCGAACAGCGAAAATCAAGGCAAGGTATCTTTTGAAGAATTTTACGAGATGGTGCAAAAGCAGGGGCTTGAGCATCATTTTTATTTGACCAAAATGTCAATAACCGGGCTGATTACAAACAGCGTGTTTAAATTCCGCACCAATAACCCAAAGACGATGGATAGTGCGAGGGATGGCTGCCTGTTCTTTGATGAAATTCACCAGTTCGAGGATGACCGCCCGGTCCGGGTGCAGCGTTCCGGCCTTGGAAAGGTGGAAGACCCAAGAACATTTTATTTTGGAACAAACGGCTATGTCCGTGAAGGCTTTTATGACAAGCAACTGGAGCGAGCCGACAAGGTACTAAAGGGGCGGGGCGGCATCGGCTTTTTCCCCTTTATCTGCAAATTGGACAGCATAGAGGAAATGGACACGCCGCAGTTATGGGCAAAAGCAAATCCGATGTTTAACGAGGAAACGGAATATTCAAAACGACTTTTTAAAATAACACTGGATGATTATGAGAACCTTGCAGAAGAGCCGTCAGGCCGGCAGGAGTTTGTGATTAAACGCATGAATTTCACGGAGGGAGATGGTGAGCGGGATGTTGCAGATTATGAGCAGGTCAGGGCCACGGCAAAGGCCATTCCGGATTTGACCGGAAGAAGCTGCGTGGCCTGTTTTGATTATGCCAGCATCAGGGATTTTGCCTCAGTCGGGCTTTTGTTTAAAGAAAGCGACAAATACATATTCTTCCAGCACTCCTACGTCCGTAAGGGATTTATGGACGCGTTTAAGCCAAAAGCCCCTATTGCGGAATGGTCCAGGCTTGGGCTTTGCGAAATTGTAGACGAACCGTCCATTGACCCGGGTCATATGGTGGAATGGCTGATCGAACAACGCAAGAGGTACCAGATAGAGATTGTTTGCGCAGATGGTTTTCGCATGGATTTGCTCAAACCGTTGCTTGAAAAAGAAGGGTTTGAACATGAGTTCATCCGCAATCCGGCAGGAGTTCAGGCGAAAGTAGCCCCAATTATTGAAGATGGCTTTGCCAATAAGCGCTTTATTTTTGGTGATGACCCGATGATGCGGTGGTACGTAAACAACACCTACATCAAAGAGGACAAGGCCGGAAACAGAACGTTTCTCAAAAAAGAACCAGTCAGAAGGAAAACCGACGGTTTCCATGCTTTTATCGCAGGACTGTACAAGCGGGACCGCATCAATGAGTTTGACGTCGGAACAGCGCTGGAAGCCATGAACAGCATTAACTTTTAGGAGGTGATGGAGATTGAAAATATTTAGCCTTCCAGACATATTTAAACGCGGCAGGGGAAGCACAGAATCCGTATATGTCTGCGGACCAGGCGATATTGACGCAAAAGTCCAGGAAGTATACCTGAAGCGTATGGCACTTGATATCTGTGCAAATTTCATTGCCCGTGCTGTCAGCCAGTTGGAGGTCAAGATCGATGATCGGCAATGGTATTATAAACTGAATGTGCGCCCCAATACCGATATGAGCGCGGCACAGTTCTGGCATACACTTACGTATAGACTGATCGAGGACAATAAGGTGCTTGTTGTAAAGAGTGATTCAGATGATCTGCTTATCGCGGATGGATGGACCAGAAACGAGCATGCAGTGTATGAAGATACTTTTTCCCATGTGTGTGTAAAGGATTTCACCTTTGCCCGGACATTTAAAATGAACGAGGTTTTATACCTGGAATACAACAATGACAGGCTGGAAAGGTTTACAGAGGGACTTTTTGCGGACTATGCGGACTTGTATGGGCGTTTGAGGGAAGCAGCTAAGCGGAACAGCCAAATCAGGGGGACGGTAGACGTAGAGGGTAACTATGACCCAACCGACGAAAAAAAGCGGGACGAGCTGCAAAGTTATGTAGATAAGCTCTTTCAGGCGTTTAAAAGCAAATCCATTGCAATAGCACCGTTATTCAAAGGATTTTCTTACAAAGAGCATTCAAATACCACCGGGACATCAAATCTGAACGTGGATGAGATAACCAAAATACCGGACTACCTGATTAATACGGTTGCGGACGCGCTGGGGATACCAACAGCCCTGCTACACGGGAGCCGCGCGGAGCTGCAAGACAATATTACGGCATTTAATAAGTTCTGCCTGCCTCCGCTGCTTCAAAAGATCGGGGATGAACTTAATGCAAAGCTGCTTGACCCGCGGACGTACTCAAAAGACAGCCGCATAGAAGTGATTGGCACCAACAGGCCGGATATATTCGGATTGGCCGAGGCAATAGACAAACTGATTTCCAGTAGTGTTTTTAATGTGAATGAAATCCGTGAGGAGCTGGGATACGATCCGAGAGAGGGTGGGGATGTGTATGTGATTACTAAAAATTTAGACACCGCGAACAGTACACAGAGGGGAGGTGAGGAAACTTGACGAAGATAAAAAAGGTCCCGTATCAGTTTGCCAATGAAGTGAAGGACGGGAAACACGTGCTGACCTTGTCAGGACTAATCAGAAAACGGTATTGGTCCGATGATAAGTGCATAGACGCAGCGCTGGTCCGCGGCGCTTTGGATGAAGTGACAAGCGAAATTGTTATTTATCTTAATTCCGAAGGAGGCGATGTGTTTCAGGGTATAGAAATATACAACTATCTGAAGAATCACCCATCAAAAATCACGGTTGAAGTTACCGGGATTGCCGCCAGTGCCGCAACGTTCATTTCTTCGGGTGCCGACACCGTCATCATGAATACCGGCACAACACTGATGATACATGAGGCGTCAACCTATGCATGGGGAAATAAGGGAGACATCCAAAAAACATTAAACAAGTTGGAAACAGTTGACGAGTCAATTATTAGTGTTTACGTGGAAAAAACAGGGCAATCGTCAGAACAGATCGCAAGGTGGATGAAGGAAGAAAAATTTTTTACCGCAGAGGAAGCCGTGAAATACGGTTTTGCTGACGCGACGAAGGCAGAAAATCAAAAGCAGGACACTGAAAACATGAGGGCGATGATTCAGGCGGCGGTCGCTTTTGCGATGGCGGATTACGCAGCAGTTAAACCAGCAGCAGAAGTTTCTAAAAAATCGCTATTAAATAAACTAAGAAAAGAGGTAGAGTAAACGATGATGAAACTGAACAATAAAACAAAAGAGGCAAAAGAGCTTTTCAATGGAGTCTCAGCAAGAGAGGATGCAACCCCTGAAGAGGTGAACAATGCGTTGGAAATGTATGTAACGGCAATTGCGGAGGATGCCGGCGCGCAGGTTCGGAGCGAGTATGAAGAGCT